TAGACATAGAACCTGACCAATCAATGGCCATAACTATACCGTGATTTTTACCGTCAGGTGTAATCTCAACTCTATTGAAAATATCATCTTTAATTTTATAAAGATGTAATTTGTCCATGTTTAATTCACCTGTTTTAGCTTGTTGACTTTTGTTGTAAGCTGATGCTGCCTTTTTCATTTCAAATTCTTTTGCCATGTAATTAACAACACTTTTGTTTTTGTTTATAAAATTCTTTGTAAATTTAGAAACAGGTTCTCTATTGAAATTACCTAATTCTTTTTCTATTTCTGTAAAAGGTACTATGAAGTTTTCATATTTAACTCTTTCAGTTATCTCTAAGTTAACTGGTTCAGAACCGTATTTTTCTGTATCAAAACATTTTTCTTCGTTTTGTCTGAAAGCTTCATCTGTATTTGATTTTTCTAATTCTTCTTTGACTTGGTCTTGTAAAGTATTTTGACCTCTAGTAGGAGTTCCCTCGTTACCTTGACTTGAAATATCACCTTGACCATCTTGATTATCTTCTGAGTCTTGATTAGATTCTGTAGAATCATCTGAATCTTTTTCTTTAGCTATACTGTAACTATCTTGTCCTTCTTCTTTTTCGGACTCTTCATCACCATAACCACCTGTACCGTTTTCTTTAGACTCATATTCTGTCATATTATCTAAGTCATTTAACTCTGTACCACCATCTTCTGGTTGTTCGATACCCATTTCATCTGCTAATTCTTGTAATTGTTCTGGAGAAAGGCCTTCTATGAAAGACTGAGCCTCTTCTTGTTTTTGATTGAACAACTCTGTAGCTAGTTTTAAAACATCTTCAAAAGTCTCTAACTTTTCACATTTATCTAGAACGACCTTTTCGTCACTTGAAAAAGGAACTCTGATACCATGACCGACTTTGTAATGAAGATTAATTCTATCAATTAAATTAAGTTCAGAAATTGACTTATCTAATTTTTCTAAACCGAAGAAATCGTCTTCTAGTAATTCTTTGTAGGCCGTATAGAAAGATTTTCTAAGACCTGGATATTTTGCTTTGATTTTCTTTTCAATTCTAATGTCTTCAATAACATTAAGGTAACCTTTGAAAATAGGACCTTTATCTGAAACTTTGTCATGCCAACCTTCTAGAGGAGTAAACAATGCGTGACCAACTTCGTGACCCATAAACAAGTCATAAAGTTCAGAAGACATATCATCTTTTAAAATAGGACAAACTAATGACCTAGTTTTAATATCAAAATATGCTGTTGGTATTCTTTTATGAAGAACTGTAATGTTCTCTGTAGCCATCAACTTGGCTAGTGTGTCTTTATTTGAATTTACTAAACTATTTATCATGATCCGATCTTATTATTTTTAGTAGCCTGTTGTCAAGCTTTAAAATAGGGGCCGACCTGATGTCGACCCCAGCGAGGTAACCTTTAGAAACTTTCGTCACCATTGTCTGGTTCTGAGTAATCAGAAGTAGAAGACTTAGCTGTTGATTCGTCATTGTCTGACTCTGTTTCAATTTCGTCAGCGTCAACTTTTGTGTAAAGGTCTAAGAAAGTAGCCTTTGTTTCTGAGTCAAATCTAGAAACACACATTTGAATAGCTTTGAGTCTTTGACCAAACATTTTGTAAGCTTGTACTATATGAACAAGTCTTCTGGTTGAAATCAATTCATCAATCGCTCCTTCATAGAAGGACTTTCTAATGACATCAGCCCAAGTGATTAACTTGTCTGCGAAATCTTTCTCGTCTTCACCTTCAAGGCCAAGACCTTTCAACTCACCAATCAAGATTTTTTTCTCAACTGAGTTTGAAGGATATTCTTGTTCCATTGTAACTGAGAATCTTTCTAAGAAAGCTTCGTTAAGAACATTGGTACCGATAAATCTTCCATCATCACTACCTTTACCTTTGGTATTAGCTGTCGCTATGATAGTGAAACCAGGTGTTGGTGTAACATACTCACCTGTTTTTTTGATTAAGTAACCTTTACCTTCAAGAATAGATTGAAGACACATAATTTTATTAGACGCCAAATCTATCTCGTCAATAAGAAGAACAGCCCCTTTTCTCATAGCTTTAAGAACAGGACCTTCTCTGTAAACAATGTTACCATCAACAAGAGTATTTGAACCAATCAAATCATCTTCATCTGTCTCAATGGTAATATTAACTCTGTAACATTCTCTTTTGAGTCTAGCACATATTTGTTCGACCATCATAGTTTTACCGTTACCAGATAAACCTGTCACAAAAACAGGGAAAAATAATCTAGATTGAACTATTGATTTAAGGTCTGAAAAGTGACCAAAAGGAATATAGTTTGAAACTTTTTCAGGAACTACTGAAACATCATCTTGAAGAAGATTAACACCGATTGTAGGTGGTGTTTTTGATGTTGGTAGTTCAACTACATTAGCTGCCTGAATACCAGCCAACTCTAAAGAATAAGTACCATGACCTACTCTGTATTTTGGTTTGATTAACCAACCAGGTCTTGGACAACCTGATTCCGAAACAATCCTTTTAATCTGACTTACTGAAAACTCAGATTGACCAGGAAATAATTTTGAAGCTGCATCAATAAATTTTTCATGATGAGCTGTAACTTTAATAGTCATATATTTTTACCTCACTAAATTTCATAATATAAAAGCATCCTATCAAAAGTAGTAGCGCGTTGTCAAGCGTGATAGGAATAAGATTGGGGGACTTTTTCATTTCCCCCTTGAATGTTCGGCCATTACCCTCGGAGTCTGTAACCCGATACACCGACTCAGTTATGAATTTCTTCAACATAGTGGTATGATCTCATAATTGTAGCCTCGAAGTCAACCCCTTTATCTCTTATAAATAAGCCGCATGATTGAAACTATATTATTGTTAAGTTTACCTTTTGGGGTAATTGGACTTTATCTATTATTTGATGACCCTACTGACCATAGAAGTCTATGGGCCAAATTTAATTCAATGATGAAATCTAGTAGACTAACTAGAGTTACTAAAAATTTTACAGAAACTCATACCAAGTAGTTAAAATATACTTGTCTTCGCTTGATTTCAAGCCCTTATGATAAAAAGGTAGGCCTGACGGCCAAACAACTAGAGTCCCAGCTTTGGGTGTCTCCCAATGCCCAGCTAAAGGAAAAACTGTAGCGCCATCATCATCTTTCAATGTATTTAAATATAAAATACAGGCTAGATATCTTTTACAATGATTTTTACCTGACTCTACATGAACGGCTGAATAGCCTTTTGACTCAGGATTATAGTGTTGAACTTGTAAAGACCTAAAACATATATCATTTGTATTAGCTAATATTTCAGATGGTTTGTAATCTTCATGAGCCATATTAACAAGTTTCTTTTCATACTTCTCTGCATATGGTAATAGTTTCTTTTCTAGTTTTTGATACCACTTAAAAGCTTCTGGTCTTGGGTCTTGAAATAATTGTAATCCTGTATATTGGGCTCTATGGTCATCTACTGAAGCCTTTTTACTTGACTCGTAGAACTTAATTAATTTTTGACACTCTGATTTTGATAAGACATTATCAAAAGATATTATGAACTCCCATAGACCGTGATTTTCTCTCCAAAGAGAGTTATAAAGGCTCATCTTACTATATTGATATCCGAATCAGTTTCGATAACAACTCTAGCCCCACAATTAAGAAGTTTTTCTCCTTCTTCTCCATAAACTACTTTACTAGGGCCAAGTATTTCTACTTCATGACAATAAGTATTATTTCTACCTTCTTTGATTGTAATCACAGGCTCTAAAGTTCCATGTTTTAGATTACTTCTAATTTTATGTTGATTTACATGAATATATTTTGTCATAACGCAAATTTAGGTTTTACTGGTTTTCCTCTTGATAAAGCTTTTAACCTCTTTCTAGCTTTATCTTGTGCATATCTGGCTGTGAATGAACCAACTCTATCTAACATAGCTATACCATCTAAATGGTCTAGTTCGTGTTGAAACACTCTAGCTGTTAGACCTGTTGCCAGCTGACCCTCTTTCTTTCTTTTCTCATTGAGATACGAAATAGAGACTTCAGCTGGTCTTACGACCTTTACAAAACACTCTGGTATAGAAAGACAACCTTCTTCCATAGTATTCATATTATCTGAAAATGTTATAATCTCTGGATTAAAACATACGACACTATCTTTTTTAGTTTCACCTCTCATGGCGAAAGCTCTAAAATTATAACCTATCTGATTAGCTGATATACCTAAACCAGAGTTTTCCCACATAGCGTCAATAATTATTTCTTTAAATTCTTTTGGGTCTATCTGTGGATTATCAAAGTCAAACTCTTCTTCAACTTTGTTTCTAAGTATCTTCCAATCTGTTATGACTTTCATTCATCTTCCTCTTTTAGTGGAACAACGGCCATATTTGTATAAAACCCTTTATCTTCCATACCCATTTGAAACATTATAGCATCTCCTATTTTTGCAAATAGATACTCAAACTTTCTTAGACCCTCAGGTAGATTTGCACTAGCTGTTATCTTATATCCGTAATTGTATTCTTTGTCTGTTGTTTCTGTCATTTTATCCTTGAGAAGTTTCTATACTTTTCAAACTCTACTACATTTTGGAACTTTTCATTCATACTATCACCTTTATGTGAAATGATAAAAGTATTTGTAGCTGGGCCTAATGTATTTAATATTTTAAGAAACTCGTCTGTTCCATTTTCATCTAAAGAAGAATCAAATACTTCATCTAATATTAGTAGATTTGTGTTTACTGAATTCTTTAATTTAGCTATAGCTCGCCATGTGAAGAGTAAAGCTAAATCAATTCTCATTTTCTCACCTTCACTAAATGAAGAATAAGTAAATTCATCCCTATATCTAGATTTAATTTGTTCATTAAATTCTTCATCAAGTTCAAACTTAATGAAAAACTCCATACTAGCCAAGTATTTATTGATTAATTTATTCATGATTGGTAAATATTGTTTGATGATTTTAGTTTTTATGCCACTATCTTTGAGTAGTATCTCAGCTAAATCAAAGTAATATTTTTTATCTGAACAATCAGCTTTCATTTCTTCTAACTTAGTAAAAGCTCTTTTATACTTTTCTAATTTTTCAACATCTTCTTCTGTATGTTGTTCTTCTTCTAAACTCTTTAAATCATTTATAAGTTTTTCTCTATATATCTGGCCTGAGTTTATAAAACTTTGTTCTTTTTGGATTTCTTTTTGTATTTTAGTTATTTCTTCATTTATCTTAGATATCTCCATAAGTCTAGTGTTGATATCTTCAATATTTTTACCATAGATTAATAAATCTTGCTCTAAGTCTTTTATTATAGCTGATGTATCACTACATATATGTTCTTTATGGTCTGATTCTATTTCTTGTTTACAAGTTGGACACTCGTCATGCTTATGATAAAACTCTAATTTCTTTTTAAGGTCTCTTCTTTCACTTTCAAATTCTCTTTCTTTATTTAAATATCTTTGTAAATCTATACGAATCTGGTCTTCATCTTTTTTAGATTCAATTTGAACATCTAAACTTGAGTTATGTGTATCTATTATGGATTGATGTTCCTTCTCTGAGTCATATGAACTTTGAATATCCGTTTTAAGTTTAGCTATTTGTTCGTCCCTGTTCTCTTCCAGTCTTCTCATAGCCTCTTCCTGAGACTCAATCTTATTTTGGCCTATCTTTAGATTAGTTTCTATTTCATTTAATTCATGTCTCAATGAAGAGTATCTTTGTTTCAGTATATCATTCATAACTGAAAATATTTGTATATCTAAAACATCTTCAATGATACCTCTTCTGTCTTTTGTAGACATCTGCATAAATGGTGTGAATGTAGAACTACCTAGAACTATAACTTGAGTAAATGACTTATAGTTTAATTTAAGTATTTGTTGTTCAAGAATAGCCTGATAGTCTCTCATATTGGCGTCTTGATGTATAAAGTTACCATTTAGATATATCTCTAGAAAACTTTTCTTGATACCTCTTCGTACCATGTATTGTTTTCTACCAATAGAAAAGTCAACTTCAACAACTGTTTTTCTTTTGTTGATTGAGTTAACTAAGGCTTTTTGAGGTATGTTTCTAAATGGTTTCCCAAATAAACCAAAAGTTAAGGCATCAAGAATTGTTGATTTGCCTGAACCATTTGCCCCTATAATTAATGTTGTGGGTTTTCTATCTAACTGTATCTCGGTAAATGTATCACCTGTAGATAAAAAGTTCTTATATCGAACTTTATGAAATTTTATCATACTATATAATTTTTTCTAGTTGTTGATTCTTTCTCGTCTTTTCTAATTCCTTTGGTGCCCTCACCAAATCCATAAAATATACTCACTACTACACCTACAAGTAAAAACCATAATATACCAACAATGATTACAAAATCTATCATGTTTTGATTTTTCCTTTTGGTGGTGTAATGATACTACTAAAAGCTTCTTGATATTGATTTAGTAGTTTCTGTTGTGGGTCTACTGACCATACGACACTATTAGAATGTAATTTTATATTACCATCACCTAATATATTATAAGGATAAAGACTCACTTTTGGTCCTTGTCCTTCGACAGCCTGTTGATGAATATATAAAGGATTCTTTATGTAGTCATATTGATAAGGCTTTTCTAATTCAGCGATTATCATTTCGCCTGTAATTAATTGTATTATTTTTATCATATTAAAACATCCAAACTTTCTGTATATAACGACCTCATAAGGTCTGATAACTTCTGTCTATCGCCATCTATCTCTAGGTTTTTGATATGATTGTTTAAGATTGTCAAAGTATCTTGTGCTTCACCAGTAAATTCTTCATCTGATAAAACATCTAGATTACCATGGTCTTCAACTATTTTCAAATCAGCTGGCCCTGCCTGTATCATTTGTTCAGTCATAATATCAAACCAATAAGGTTCGTTTTTATTTACTACTACAACTTTTACAAAACAATTTTTTAGATGTGAAAAGTCTTTTGTCTTGATAGACATAAGTGTTTCTTTAGTATCATCATAAAATACTTTCTTATGTATAGTTAATGGATTTCTTACTGGTGTTATCTCTCTTGTATCAGTATCAAGAATATGAAAATGTTTATCATCACCATAGTCTGACCATGTAAACTCCATTTGAGAACCTAGATATCTTATATTATCTAGATTTGATTTATGATGAAAATGGCCTGAATATACTTGTTCGAATCTTTTAAACCAAGAAGCTGGTGTTCCACCACCATGGAAATGACCTGGATACATTTCAGCACCATTCACTTCTAAATGACTCATAACAATATCAGCTTCTGCTATACCTAGATATTCTTCAACATCTTCTATGTTTTCTGAATTAATCCATGGTAATAAAAGTATATCTAAACCATCATAATTTTTAATCGTTGGGTCTTTGTATACATTTATAAAATCAAAGTTTAGTAGATAGTCTGGACTATTTAAATCATTTGTTGATTTAAAATATATATCATGATTACCAACAATTAAATCCATTGTAATGCCTTCTCTTTCTAAAACACTTACAAAATGTTCATAGTTCTTATGTAAAGAAAAGAAATTAACATCACGCCTTCTATCAAAGTAATCACCTAAATGAATGATATGTTTTATATCGTGTTTCTTTAGATACGGAAAAAATATTTCAGTATAGAATCTTCCTTGATACTCGGCGAATATTTGGTTATTATTACGAACACCTGCGTGGGTGTCGTTTAAAAGTGCTATTTTCATGAATCTTTCTTTTTCGAACCGCGTGGTTTATAGTTAACAGGTACCATATTTTGTTGTAAGAATTCTATATAGGTATTTTTACCATCACTTGGTGAACCATCTATAGAATCGGCCATATCAGTTAGTATACCTGACTCCATTATAGCCTTTTGTTTTATAGCTTGTTGTTTCTTTTCTTTTTGAATTCTTCTTAGAAACGCAAAATATATAATTTGTGTTATATAAGCAAATGCGTTATTTGATTTTTCTTCGTTAAAATTTTCTATGTATTGTAAACAGTTTTCAATACCATCACATATCATTTCATCTCTATAAGAATAATTAATAAAGTTTGGTTTAGTTGATAGTCTAGTTGCTATCTTATAGATACACTCACCGATATACTCTGATATTTTAGGTTTCTCCAGACCTTTTTTATCTGCTAATCTACATGCTGAATTATGTTCTATTATAGCTGCAGTAAACTCTTTATTGTTTACATAATGCTCAGAACCTTTTTTTTGTCTTGCCATATTATTATGATCTCACTTTTTCACGGATAGTCAACCCTAAAAAGACGCTTGACACATACTAATCTCATGATACCATGGAACTTGTCCCAAAGGAGAGATCAAGCTAGCGGCTCTTCTTGAGTTCTTCTATCTCTTTTTCTAATTGTTCTATCCTTTTTGAAACTAAAGGATATACTTCATGAAATTTTTTATCTTGTTTTATAATATCAATACCTAATTTATCTTCACACCATTTATCTAGTTTAAGTAATGTTGGCATCATAAAATTAAATACACCTGTTGTGGCTAATTTAAGAATGATAGCCCTTATTATGGCCAATAAAAAAGAAAACATTAGTGAATAATATCGTCTTCATCAGGGCCCTCACTACTACTATTAAAGTATTCATCTTCAATCATATCTTCTAATAGTCTTTCATCTTCAAAATCTCTAAATTCTTTTGAGAATCTTTTCTTCAACATTTTTTCTAACATTTCTCTTTCTTCTTTGTAGACTTGTTGAGCTCCCTTTATTTCAACTTTTTCATCATCTTTTATTGACAACCAACTAGTACAAGCTTCGTCATATAAATTAACGAACTTATCATCTAATTCATTCATAAACAAGATACTATCTTTATCAATAGTTATGTGGTCTTCTTTTGAGAATGGATTTGTTGGACCTAAATTTACTAACACACCACCTGTCGCTGCGGCCGATAGTGAAACATTCATAGGAAAATGTAATTCGAACTGATTATGCATTGGCATCTCTTTGACCATTGCAAACATTTCTTTACCGTTTACTAATTTTAAAAATTTATATTTTGTATTTTCGTCTATTATTGGCATTTTGGTATCCTAACCGAATGTATTTCGTAAGTAAAATTTTCTTTACTATAGATATTTATCCTTTCCGAAAAGTGCCTTAAAGTATAGTTTGTATTTTTATTATGACTTAGGTCATCAGCTATATCGTATAAAACTACATCATCTTTATCATTACCCTTTCTTAGGCCTCTTCCGATTGATTGTAAGTTTCTTATTTTAGATTTACTTGGTGAAGAGAATACTATATTATGTAGTCTTTTTATATTTACACCTGTTGAAAATGTACCAAAAGAAGCTACTATAATCGCATCTTTTTCTCTTTCAACTATCTCTCTTACTTTCTCTCTATCAACCGCATCTGTTCCACCGAAAACGAAAAAAACTTTTCTGTCTAATTTATCTAACATATCATATAGAGGCTTTCCATGTTTCTCTACAAACTGAAATAGAACTAAAGTATTTCCTTTTAAATCTGATACTAAATTTTTTATAAAGTTGTTTCTCTTTTCATTTCTTACAATCCAATCTATCTCTTCTTGATAAGACATCTTAGATACCATCTGTCTTTCTTGTTTATCATAATCTAATACTAAACACTTAATACTAAGATTAGCTAATGTTCCTGACTCCATCAGTTCTTTTGATGTTGTTACATAATATGCTGGCCCAAATAGACCTTCTAGTTGTAGTTTATGAGTAACAGTATCTTGAAGTGTTCCTGTAGTTCCTAT